ACATTGGTGGTTACCAACAACTAGAAGAGTGGCATAAAACTGATTGGAACGATAAGTAAGGAGAAACAATCATGCAAGACCCAGAAAATGTAAGGTCTTTTTATTGTATGGAGTGTGGTGCAGAAGGTGATGTTGAACATGAATTGGGTGATGGATATGAAGTTAAATTTTGTCCATTTTGTGGTTCAGATTTAGACATTGAAGATGATTTTGATATCCAAGAAGAGTTAGATTTTGATGAATAGACAAGTAATTATGGATGCATTAAAGACATCTAAAGTTAAGATAGACTTTAGGTCTCTAACCTCTGGTAGAAATATCACAGGGATTTATGAAGGTCATCAAGCAAAACAACATACACATAGCAATAAGGTTGTAGTTTGGGATGTTGTTAATAAGAAATGGGATGACATTGAATGGGAAACAATTATATCATGGGAACGAGTGAGTGAAACCACAGTCAGCTAAAGCAAAAGGTCGTAATCTACAAAAGTGGACTAGAGAAAGACTGATAGAAGAATTAGATATCCATCCAGAGGATATCAAATCTACTTCTATGGGAGCAGGTGGTGAAGATGTCATTATGGCAAGAGCTGCACGAGAGAAATTCCCATATTCAATCGAGTGTAAAAACCAAGAAAAACTAAACATTTGGTCAGCATATGACCAAGCAGAATCCAATTCTGGAAACTACGAACCCCTCGTAGTCATTAAAAGAAATAGACAAAAACCTCTGGTCGTTCTAGATGCAGAGTATTTCATGAAACTCCACAAAAATTAAATTTGACACATAGGTACTTATTTTGATATACTTACATAGTAGGTTGATTTGGAATAGAGGTTCGTTACCTTTCAACTAGAGTTGCTACAAGAACTAATAACGATAGTGAGTCAGAAGTCCAACAACTAGAAACCCCTCGACACTGCTGAAGAGTATTGAATGGAGAGGGGTTTTGCTATTGACACATAGGTACACTTTTTGATATACTAGTAATATAGTAAAAAAAGGAGTAAATTATGCTAGAATTCAATAAAGATAATATAAGTTATGAAGTCACAGATAGCTTCATAGGTGGTTCATTAAAAGGAACAGTCTTTACAACTTATGGTAAACTAAACGAATTGTTTGGTAAACCAACTCTCAGTGATGCAACTCCAACTGAAAAGGTTAACATGGAGTGGGTCATTGAAGGTAAAGTTCATTTCACTGATGAAGATGGTTATGAAGATTGGGACTATGTAAAAGCAACAGTCTACAACTGGAAAACAGGTTCAGTCCCTTTGGGTGAATATGGTTGGCATATAGGTGGTGACTCTTATGAGTCAGTAGAACTTATTGATGCAATAGTTAACAACGAAATCAAAGCAGAATATAACTGGGTAGATTAATATGATTGTGATTTATTGTGAAGGCCCTCGTGGTGGTCGACTCAAGGATGAAGAACAAATTATAGAGTATGTTGATATTGCATGTAATGAACTAAAGATAACGCATGGGTTGATTGATGTTGTTGTTTATAATAAGTTCCCTAGTGATTATCATGATTGGTTAGGGTGTTGTTATGGAAACTTGGATGATGGGATTGTAATTGAACTTACAAGAAATCAAGAAGATATGTATCAGACCCTTGCACATGAAATGATTCATGTTAAACAATTCCTTAATGGTGAATATCCATCAGAACGAGAAGCAAAGAAATTAGAATTTGAATTACACGAAAAGGTGAGTAAACTATGTACACATATTTAAAAGAGATAACAGACTGGAGTGATTCCAGTTGCAATGTCCCAAATCATACTTACATATTCAATGAAAAGAATCTGAATGTAGGTTACATTAAAACAGGAACAAAGGAAGAAATCTTTTACAAGAAACCTTCTAAGTTGTTTTCTAAATCAAGAAGGAGATTTATAAAACTTGACAGATGAGTACAAGTTAAAGTATAATAGAATTATGACATTACAAGAAATGATAAACAATTACAAAACCTTGACTGAGGAACAACAAGCTCATGTAGATGCAGCTCTTGATTCACAATCAGATGAGGGTTTATGTGTTTGTGGAGAACCAATGGGTTCTACCAGTGAGTGTTATTCTCACATGACACAAGGCATATAACAGTTACGAAGAGACTACAACATAGCAGTTGTATATTGGATTAATTCCTAAAGGTGCTGATGATAGGGTTTACTCTCTCCTTTCCCATCATCGTAGTCTCTTCACCTTTTTAAAGAGAGATAGAACAGGAGAATAATGGCAATAAGAAGTAAAGCATTTTCAACATCACATGTTGGGTCACGAAAGACTTCATCACAAGGACAAGGTGGTAGAGGTCGTAGAGTTAAAATAGGTATGTCTACGATGAATAAATCGAAGAAGCGTTCATATAAAAAGTACAGAGGACAAGGTAGATGAGTTTGAATCCATTTAAAAGATTGTATAAGAAAGCACTTGATACAACTTTTTCTAAACAAGAGTTAGAAAACTCTACAAGGATATTTAAATCTGCAACACCAAAGTATACCTTTGACTGGTATCTTAAGTGGGTTGCATCTGTATTTGTATTAGCTGCAATGGCATTAAGAGGAGTTCCAGAGTTTCAGATGTGGGACTTAATGCTTTCTACTATTGGAGTGACTCTTTGGTTATGGGTTGCAATTATATGGAAGGATAGAGCATTAATTCTATTGAATGGTGTTGGTCTTTTATTTTTAATAAGGAATCTTGCAATAGCATGGGTACAATAAATTTAGGGAATAGTCTTAGGTATGACATGACAGGTCGTAAAAGGAAGACTAAGAGTTTAAAAACTAAGAAGAAGTGTCATACTATGTCATACTCATCCCTCAAAACACCACAACATGTTTTGGATAGACAAAAAGAAATAGAAGAACATAGGAAGAAATATCCATCGTATGGAACAGGTACAGGATATTCACCTCAAGAAGACAAGTCGTGGAAACAAGAAGAGTCTAAGAAGTTCACAGTTGCACCAGCATATAACAAGGGTGCATATCAAGTAATACCAAGAAAGGATGTAAAATGGATTGGGAAATAGTAAACCATATCTTTGCATTAGTCATTACAATTGCTATGGGTATTTTTGCATGGGAATCAACTAAAATAGTTGCTGAACAGAAAAAAAGAAGACCATATGATAAATATGATGTAAAATATAGTGACAAAGATAATACTTAAAAGTTATAAAATTATAAGTAATTAATATGAAAAGGAGAAAACAAAAATCTCTGGATGAAATACATTATGGCCCAGAACCTCATGCAGAAGATACCAGAAACGAACATGCATGTTTGAATTGGTATAATTACATGAGTGATAATAAATCATGTGGTGAATGGTTGTCAGAATGGATGAAAGAAAGAGGGTACGAAAAAGAACATTATATGGGTGTCAAAAGACTATCCTATGTTCCTAGAACTGCAGCTGCACTTGCAAGAATGCAAAGTATAGCAGTACCTTGTATGTTTAAGGATAACTTATTAAATCCACAATCAACTGCATTCATTAAAGAACATGTTAAGAAATGTATTAATGATATCAAATCTGCAAAGTCAATCAAAGAAGACTTTTACAAAACTAAGAAAAGTAAACCAAAGTTATCAATCCAAGACAGAATTCAAAACAAAGCAGATGAATATGCTGGTGAGATTGAGTATAAACTAGACTGTTATCTTGACAATCCTAAAAAGAATACATTTGATGTGTTTACTTACTTAACAGAAGAACAAGTATCAGGCCCAGTTGCAGTAAAAGTGGGTGACAATTTTCACAATTTAGAAAAAGAATTACAAGAAGCATTAGAAGGTACATGTGACCAACTCAAAGAAGCATATTCATACTTATCAAAGAAGGGGTTGAAAGACTATTACAAGTTTGTTGCTAGTATTACAACAGGTTGTGACAAGTATGCAGATGGTAAAAAGAAACAAAGAAAGACTAGAAGGAAAAAAGTTTATACTGCAACTGAACAAACAAAGAAGATAAACTACAAAATAACTGATACAGAGTATCATCTTACATCACTTAACCCAGAGTTAATCGTGGGTGCAATGCAACTATGGACATTCAACACTAAGACCAAAGAAGTCACAAAGTTTGTTGCAGAGGATAGAGGTGGACTTGGAGTGAAAGGTACAACAATTCAAAAGTTTAACAATCTTAGTGCTATGAAGAAAATAGGAAATAAGACAGAATATTTCCTTGACAGAATCCAAGAAGGTGGTAAAATAGTATTAAGTAAAGTATTAGATGAAATAAACACAAAATCATCTAAACCTACAGGAAGAATAAACGAACACACTATATTATTGAGAACTGAATGATTTTAATTGACCTAACACAGGTTCTAATTGCATCTCTCATGGCACAGACCAGAGGTGGAAGTGAACCCATTGATGAACCCCTAGTAAGACATATTGCATTGAGAAGTCTCTCAATGTATCGTAAGAAATACCATAAAACATATGGAGAGTTAGTCCTTGCAGATGACTCTCATAATGTATGGAGAAAGGATATATATCCCTTCTATAAAGCAAATCGTAAGAAGAGTAGAGACTCAGGCTCAACAGACTGGGGTCTTATCTTTGATTGCATAACAATCATTAGACAAGAATTAAAAGAAAATTTCCCTTATAAATATATAAACATATCAAGATGTGAAGCAGATGATATCATTGGAGTACTTTGTGAAAAGTATGGTGATATTGAAAACATCATGATTGTTAGTGGAGATAAAGACTTTCAACAACTTCAAAGATATAGTAAAGTAAAACAATACTCACCTATAACTAAGAAGAATATAAAACTAACAAAGGAACAAGCAGAAGAGTATCTTGTTGACCATGTAATAAGTGGTGATACTGGTGATGGTGTTCCTAATGTTCTATCTCAAGATGATTGTTTGGTCGAGGGTATTAGACAAAGACCTCTCTCAAAGAAGAAGAGGGACTCAATCAAAGACCCATTGGTTGCAAATGATGATGAGGTAGATAGAAACTTACAAAGGAATAGGAGTCTTATAGACTTGACCTATATACCTAATGAGTATAAAGAAAAAATCCTACATGAATATGATACTGTAGAAGTTGCATCCAGAGCTGGATTACTTACTTACTTTATCAATAACAGATTAATGGATTTAGAAGAAAGTATTGGAGACTTTTAATTATGGCAAAACGAGGAAGAGGAAGACCTAAAGGGTCACTCAATAAAAAAACTCTAGAGAAGTTAGATACAAGTTCTAATGGAATCAAAGAAGAAGATATTGGTGTAGATGCAAATGGTTCACCAGTAGTTGAATCTCTAGGTGAAACACAAAAGACAGTTCTGAAAGGGCCTGATATGGAAGAGGCACATAAGATTGCAGATGCAGTTATGTCTCAGTCTGAAACTACAGGGACTATCAAGGTTGAAAAACCTAAATGGACACCAAAGAAACTTCCAAGAAATCCAAGTGTTGTAGAGATACTTGCACTAGTAGAAGAAACTAAAGGTAAACAATCGAAGGTTGATATCCTAAAAGAATATGTAGAAAGAGCAGATGTTAAGTATGCACTTAAGGCTGCATTTGACCCTAGAGTCGAGTTTACTTTACCAGATGGATTACCAGACAATGTAGTTATTGGAGACCCAGATACACCAGTAGGTGCAATGGATATGGCTCCAGAAAGATTCATTCGTATTTATAAAAGAATGCAGTATTGGGTAAAAGGTGGTCTTGCAAATAGTACAAGTAAACAATCAAAACAGGAAGAAATCTTTTTGAATACTTTAAGGTCTCTTGAGAAATCTGAAGCAGAATTCTTAATGGAAATAAAAGACAAGAAAATGCCTTTCAAGTCAGTCACAAAAGAAATTTGTGAATTGGCAGGTTTTGACCTAACTCCTAAGTAGTATTGATATAAATACTACTATGGAAAAAACAATCAACAAACTAGGACTTACTGATTCTGAAAGAGCAATTAACTACACTGATAATGGTGCAGTTAGGATTGCAGAAATCAGACATTATGACCCAGTAATGGGATTGTTAAAAATTGTTGACCCTATGAATAATATTACACATGAAATGATTTATAGTTCAACATCTAAGAATTGGTTCGTGCCAGGCACAAGTATTACTTGTGACTATAATGCAGAAGAACCAGTAGTTAAACAGACTGATGCATGGAGTGGTTCTATTCCAACAACAGTCAAAAGATTCCCATCTAATCCTTTGGACTAGATGTACAATATTATTATGGAGATATTATGGAAAATGTAGAATCAGTTGATTTGATGCAAACTCAAATTTTGGGTTTGAAAGAGTTGGCACAAATGGTTGCAGTTATTGATACAGCTGCCAGTCGAGGAACTTTTAAAGCAGAAGAGTTCTCAACAATCGGAAGATTAAGAGAAATCATTATTGCAGAAAGTCAAACTCAAGCACAACTCAGACAACAGGCTGCACAACAACCAGTTCAAGAAGAAATGAATCTTGATGGTGGTAAAACAGAAGGTAATGAATCTGTAGAACCAGTTGTTGATGCAAGAGAAAAACTTAAGAGAAGTAAAGGTAAGAAGTAATGGCAGATAGTTTCGATTTTGGTTTCACTGCTGTAGACCAAGATGAACTCACAACAAAGACTGGGGAAGCTGCAGCTCTCAATGAGAAGATTGCAGAAGACCTCAAGAAAGTTGCAGAGTCATCTAAGGGTGCAGTTAATTCAGAACAGATAGAGAATTTGGATGCAAAGGTTGATGTACTAAACAAATTAGTATCCAATGCACTAGATGAACTAGATGAAGCAAAAACAAATGTAGGAAGTTCTACAGATGTTGCAGTATCAAAATTGAAATCAAATCTTGCTGATGCAGAAGAACTTATCTTACCTCTTCTTCATAAACTTATGGAGAATGAGGACAAAGAATATATCTATTGGCCTAATAGAAAAGCAATCATTACTCAACAAATCGAAAGAGTCAAAAAAGTAACAAGAGGATAACATGGCAAACGATGCTCAATCACAGACTATACCTTCTTGGGTAGAAGATGACTCATTCGAAGTACAAACTAAAGTCACTTATACAATAAACAGTGGTCACCCTTCACCATGTTCTGCAACTCAGTTCAGAACTTTCTGGAAAGGATTGTATGATAATGTTGTAGTCAGAACTGGTAAGATACAAGATAATACACATATGAATGGTAAGTATCTTGTAGATAATCAAAGAGGACACAATGGAGAAGCAAACTTCTCTGCAACATTAAACATTACAGGTGAAAAGAATGTTGATGGTAATGAAATGGTAGTTTTACCATGCATGACTAGTGGTGAATCAGATGATACAGTGACAATAGATTGGGATGGTGTATGTTGGGTTGGTAATTCTGGTCTTGATGTATACTCACATCCATTTGTATTTAAAACTGGAAGTACAGTAGTTGCATCAACAGATGCCTTTGATACTGTAGAAAAAATTACTTCATGGAAACTTGCATCTGATTACAGGAAAGCAGTTTGTAATGAAGTAAATCCAGATGCAACATCATTTGATATTGTACTTGATTCAGAAAGTAGAACTGATGGTAGTGAAGATGATGTAGCAAAACAAATCACTGGAACTGGTGCAACTGTATCTCAAGACTCAAGTAAAGTTTCACCAACAGAACAACATACTTTCCTACCAGTATTTGGTAGAGGAGAAACATATTCGATAACAGTAGCAGGTGCAAATGACTTTGTAGTTTCTGGTGCTGGGATGAAATACAAAATGCAATTTGTAAAAGGTTCATCTAACGCAGATGTAGTATCATCTGAAAAATGGTTAATAGCAAATGGTCTGGGAAGAGTTTCCAAAGCAGGTGTAGATGTTACTCATACACCTAAAGTGACTGGAAGTATGAGACTCTTTAAAGATTGTTATAATTTTACAGGTAGTTCTAGAGTTGCAACGACTCTACAAGACATCAATAGTGGTGTATTCGGATTACCAACAGGACATCCAAACATAGAATCAAACTCTTGGAAACAAGGTGAGATAGATTACTCAGTAGAACTTAATGGTTATGCTGGTAGTCAGATAGTGACAAATAGTAAACAACTTAAGTTACAAGGTTAATGTCAGACAAAGAACACATTTTAAAACTCCAGAGAGGAGATATTGCTCTTATTGTTAACAATGACAATGGATGGTATCAGAAAATGGCAATTGCATTTGCAGATGACCATGAACATCCAGTCCAGATAGAACAAGAGTGGATATCATTATATAAAGCAGTTACACATCTATCAATGATATGTGACACATATTTAAGAAGTCGACAAAATCTTCTACAGGAAGATGGGTCAGACATTTTATCAGAACAAGAGTGGAATGCAGATATGTTAGACCCTTATGTGTTAAAGGACTATTTAACAGATTTAGGTTATTCTACTCCACCAGAACTTCAAAAAGAAGTAGACGCATTTGAATCGGAGAAAGAAGAGGAAAAGAAAAGCATGGGTAATGTTATACAATTTCCTAAAAAAACACTTGATTCATAAGTACACTTTTTGGTATAATGTGTGTAATAATTTGTAATTATAACAAGGATATATAATGAACCAACATGGTAAGAAAGCAAGCCCTTATGATATGACTCCACAGGAATTATTCTATGCAGAGTTAGGTCGTGAGATATCAGATTATGCAGATAATCACAAAACAAAGTCCCTACGATTCAGTAGAAAATTATTCGAAACAGATAGAAAAGGATGTCCAGAGGATGATGTCTGGAATCATATGTTATCTGCATCAGATAAACTTACTCGGATTGGTACTCTATGGGGGCCACAAGATACATCGTGTCTTAGTGAAAAAGAAAAAGTAATTGTCAGAGCACAACTAAGGAAGAGAGAAAATGCAAGAAAAAGACAAGAAGCTAGAAACAACAATCAAAGTACTTGAGGATAATGTTAAAGACTTACAAATGCAACTTGCATGGGCATATAAGAAAATTGCAGAGTTGCAAAACAGTCAACATGATAATCCAGTAATAACAAAATGGTCAGAGGTAAAGAAACAGGTTGAAGATTCGAATTGAAAACAACGCATTTGATTGTGTTCCTTTTTACAAACAATTCCTTGAATATGAATATGTAAAAAAGATGCAGTCAGTTGATGATGACAATACAGAAGTACAAACTTGGGGTAAACCATTGTGGTTTCCAGATGAACACATAGATGTTAGATTAGGATGGAAACCTATATGGGACATTATCAGACCACAAATCATAGAAAAGTTAGATTGCACCACAATCAATTTATTTCCAGAGGTTGCATATATCAATCTATTTCAACATGGAGATAATTCATGCATCCATACTGATAGAGCAGATTACACTGTAATATGTTATCTAAATCCAGATTGGAATTGGAATTGGGGTGGTGAAACATTCTTCTATGATAAAGATGAGGTAATACATTGTCAATTACCTAAAGGTGGAAGCATGGTTATATTTGATGGTCGAATAGAACATCGTGCTGGACTTGTCAGTTCTAATGCACCTTACCCAAGAATGGGGTTGACATATATGTTTAACGAGGTATAATTATAGTATGAACATTTTTTATTTAGACAAAGACCCAAAAACATGTGCAAGAATGCATTGTGATAAACATGTGGTCAAAATGATTATTGAGTATGCTCAGTTGATGTCTACTGCACATCGTGTTTTGGATGGTGACCCATATACAGATAGAACTGCAAATGGTCGTAGAATCCAACGATGGAAACATCCTCTGGAGAATCATGAGAAACTTTTATACAAAGCATCCCATGTAAATCATCCAAGTGGTAAGTGGGTAAGAGACTCACAAAATCACTACAACTGGTTGTACAAGATGTGGGAACAATTGTGTTATGAATATACACATCGTTATGGTAGAGTACATCTAACTGATTTAAAACTCAGAGGTATACTTGCACAATCACCTATGCAAATACCAGTAGAACCTTTTGTTGACCCTTATCTTGCAATGCCAGATGATGTCAAACAAGAGAATGTAGTTAATGCATATCAAGATTACTACATAAAGTACAAGAAAGATTTTGCAAAGTGGACTAACCAAGAGACTCCACAATTCATGGAAGCATAATGGATATATTAATTAACATATTTCAAATACCACAATCCATATTCTTAATAGCATTTAATATTGGGGTTTGGTGGGTTCTTGGAGTAGTAGTCTATGACAAGATAACAGAATTGAGAGATAGATAATGCCAACAGATGAACAATTTGATAGAGTAGAAAAACTATTAATAGGATTATACATATTCATTCCATTAGTTTTTATACTTGAGAAGATACTATAATGCCAACATATACTTTAGAAGACAAAGAGACAGGTGAACAACACGATGTATTAATGTCGTGGAATGACTTACAGGAATATAAGAAAGGTAATCCACATCTCAAACAAGTCATTACAGGAGGCCCTGCAATAACATCTGGAGTTGGTAGTAGAACTAACTTAGGTGGTAGTGGTGGATTCAATGAAATGTTATCTAAGGTTGCAGATGCACATCCAAGAAGTGAACTTGGTAAGAGTCTAAGAAGAAGAAGTGCAAAAGAAGTCAAGACAGATGCAATCGTTGAGAAACATGTAAAGATGCAAACTGCACAAAAGAAAGCTGGTCAAAAACTTAATAAAAAATAATGGAATATGTACAATCATACCCTATAATTGATTTTCCAAAACTTCGTGATGATTTTATTACCAAATTTGGTAATGGTCATAAAGAAAAAATGTTATATGGGGATTACAATGTAAAAGACCCATCATTTACTGGAAGAACAAACTCACCAAAATCCAAAGAGTATTTTGATATCGTAATGAGAATGATACATCATCCTATTCAATCATATGTTGAATCATGGAATTGTAATGCTTATGAAATACAAACTATCTGGTGTCATCAATATAATGATGGTGGTGAATACATACATCATACTCATTCCCTTGCAAACATGGCAGGAGTAGTACATCTACTACTTGAAGATGAAAGAGATTATACAAACATAGAAGGATATGAAACACCTATTAAAGAGGGTGAAGTAGTATTGTTTCCTTCCATGCAACCTCACAAGTGTGACCCAGTTCATGCTCGTAAAATAACTATTAACTTTAACTGGGATATGCATGGAGATATGGAATATTATCACCCAGTTCAATAAGGATAATTATGAATGCAATACTAACAGAAGATGAATATAGAGAATTTAACGACAAGGTTAATGTACTCACTGGTAAAGGATATGACTTACCACATGAAGTAGAATACATTGAAAAGAATATGTTCAAGGTCACAATTCATGGTAAGCATAACATGGATGACTTAGATATGATGACATCATGAAAACATTTGATATTTTAGATTATGGGTTTGAGTCTTTACCCACAGAAAACATTGATGGTAAAAGATACTATGTGACACCAACAGGTGAAAAGTATCCATCGGTTACATCGGTTACTGGACTAATGAATAGGAAAGGTATTCAAGAATGGAGAAAGAGAGTTGGTGCTGAGAAAGCAAATAAGATATCAACTCAAGCTGCAAGACATGGAACATCTGCCCATCAACTATTCGAAGACTACATCAAGAATGATAACTTTGAAGAGAAGTTTAAGTCTGCAATGCCCACAACACAACAGGCATTCATCTCACTAGAAGAAGAACTCAACAAGATTGGAATTGTTCATGCACTAGAGGCACCACTTTATTCTCATGAACTACAAATGGCAGGTAGGGTAGATTGTATTGCAGAGTATTTTGGTGATAACATTTCAATCATAGATTTCAAAACCAGTGCAAAACCTAAAGAAAGAAAATGGATAGAAAATTATTTTGTACAGGAAACTGCATATGCAAAAATGTTTGAAGAGCTTACAGGTAAAAAAGTCCATTCACTGATTACAATGATTGCAGTAAGTAATGGGACTAGTCAGATATTCTATGAAGAACCAAGTGAAAAGTATACAGGGAAGTTACTGGAACTTCGTGGTCAGTATAAAACTGAATATGGAATCTAGTACTGTGCCATTGACATCCACATTATCAAAAATGGTAGAGCAATGGGTGCTAACATATAGAATGAGAACTCAAGAAGTTCTCTGATATTCTTACAGATTTCGCATCGGTGTTCATAGATATAGGTAATAGCACGACTCATTTTAGGTTCGTTCTCCTTATAAATAATAGTAGTTAGTAAAGTTGATAATATACAACGAGTTATAATAAATTATCACCTATATTTATAAGACTAATTAATTCAGTTTATGGCATATTCAAAAAAAGTAGTAGATAGATTCAATGATGTGTTAGAGAATCCACAGAAGCATTCTGTTGGAAGGTTTGACCCCAAAGACCCTAATGTTGCAACAGGTATGGTTGGAGCCCCTGCATGTGGTGATGTTATGAAACTAGACCTCAAGATGGATGGAGACACTATAGAAGATGTCAAATTCAAAACTTATGGATGTGGTTCTGCTATCGCATCATCAACCATGTTTGTTGAAATGCTCAAAGGTAGAACAATTGAACAAGCAAAACAAATTAAAGATAAAGATATTGCAGAGGCTCTTGAACTACCACCAATCAAATTACATTGCTCAGTTCTTGCAGAAGAAGGAATCAAAAAAGCAATAGAAAACTGGGAAGAGAAATTAACTCATAGAAAACATAACAACCCACCAAATTAATACTTGACAGATATCAGTTCTGTAGTATACTAATATAGTAATGAAAATAAAAGTGATTATATGATTTTAACCAAGAAAAGGTTTGCAGAACAAATTGAGAATATAGTATTGACAAAGAGATTGAACTACATCGATGCAATTGTTCACTTTTGTGAAACACAACACCTAGACCCAGAATCAGTAAAGAACTTAATTACTCCACCTCTTAAACAGAAGATTGAGAGTGATGCTTTATCTTACAATCTATTAAAACCAAATGCAAAGAAAGGAAAAGGTAAGTTACCAATATGAAGAAATTTAATCGTACACCACAAAGACAAAAGGAATGGGGAAGAAAACCTAATAAACCATCTGGGCCACCACCTTTTGATGTCTTGATGAGAAGATTCAAGAAGAAGTGTGAACGAGATGGAATCGTTGCAGAGGTTCGTAAGAGACAATACTATGAGAAACCTTCTGCAAAGAGACAGAAGAGAATCAATGATTGGAAAAGAAGAATCAAGATTGAGAAATGGAGAGAAGAAGCTGCACTTGAACACTATAAACGAACTCATAGGAACTAGTAGGTGGATGCAAGATTTGGATATGAGTCATATAAATTATATCTAGGGATTAAACTACATTATAATTCAGATTATGATTTCAATAAGTACAATGGAAAAGTTAGTGCATCATTTGAGAGTTATCTCAAAAGGAATGATAAGTTCCAGTTTGCAAAACTTAGGAAACAACACAATGGACAACTTAAGGATTTCTATATTGCAAACTTCATGTACAAGGATTTTTGGGTAGGAGATTTATTCGGTGAAGAAGCAAAACAAAACTATACAGAATGGAAGAAGTACAACCAGTCTCTTCTCTACTCTTTCGAAAAAGATATCAGATATCTACATTCACTTGAAGGAGTTCTGGACAGCCTATTTACTAATAATGGTTCTAGTCATCCTATCATTGTTCAGTCTTTGTTATCCAAATCCATATCATTTGGAACAGGAGTATTATTGGACTCCCTCATACGATGGAGTTCCAGCATAAACATAACAGAACAATATGTATGGCCAGAGTTGAAACAACGATTACAAAAGACTAAAGGTTTCATTGGATATAACCAAGACAAGTTGAAACAAAAGGTATTAGAAATATATGAATCTTGATATAACATTAGACCCAGAGATTGCAGAGGAACTAACACCCTCAATGTATTCTCATCTGACCCTAGAAACAGATTCTACTGCATATATTGTAGGTAATGGGATGTCTAGGATAGGATTAGACTTAGAGTTGCTTAATGGGGATGTATGGGGGTGTAATGCACTATATCGTGACTATACACCAGACTATTTGACTATTATAGATGTCAGTATCATGGGTGAGTGTTGTGATTTTAGATATCCAAAATTTGGAAAATGTTACTTCTCTGGAGAATGGGATGACCCATTAGGATTTGAAGAATACAATGTGATTAAAGGAACAATGGGTGTACCAGTAAAAGAATGGATAAACCCAAGTCATACTAAAGTGACTATGCATGGAAAGGGTAATGGGAATGTAGGTATCCTAGAAATGCAAGCAATAGGAATAGAGGATGACTATAAGATTTCAAAAGTTGGTGGCCCTCCAGAGGATTACCATCTATTTGAGAATTGGTTCGCAGGTACTACTGCAGCTGCAATGGCATCTATGAACCATGACTACGATAATGTAGTTTTTGTTGGATTTGATTCTATTTGGAATTATGATTCGACTAAATATAATAACATCTATGCTGGAACTGAATGTTATGGAACAGACCAAGACCCAGAGAACAACAGACTTGTTGAAACTGGTAATCAAGGTTGGATATCCCAGACAGACCAACTGAAAATTTTAGTTGACAAATTCCAAAACATAGACTATTATATAATGAAGGATGAATTAAGTGTTGAACCTTTGGAACAATACTTAGTTTAAATACAATAAAATAAAATGCAAATACAATGCAATACGAGGATAAATATATGTCATTTCAAGACTTAAAAAAATCTAGAGGTGGATTCGACACCTTACAAGCATCATTAGAAAAAACTTCTAGTGGTGGTGAAACTAAATCATACAACGATGAACGATACTGGAAAATCGACTTAGATAAGACTGGTAATGGTTATGCAGTTGTAAGATTCCTACCAGCACCTCAAAACGAGGATATGCCTTGGATTCAATATTTTGACCATGGCTTCCAAGGGCCAGGTGGATGGTACATTGAGAAGTCTCTAACGACTCTTAATGATAAAGACCCAGTGTCAGAACACAATACTGAATTGTGGAACTCTGGTATTGAGTCCAACAAGGATATTGCAAGGAAACAAAAAAGAAGGTTGCACTATGTGTCAAACATTCTTGTAGTTTCTGACCCAACTCATCCAGAAAATGAAGGAAAGGTTATGCTTTTCAGATATGGAAAGAAAATCTTTGAAATGTTGAAAGACAAAATGCAACCACAGTTTCAAGATGAAACACCAGTAAATCCATTTGATTTATGGGAAGGTGCAGACTTTAAAATCAAAGTTCGTAAAGTAGATGGTTACTGGAACTATGATAAGTCTGAGTTTGCAACTCCAAAACCATTATCAGAAGATGATGAGAGATTGGAAGCAATTTGGAATAGTCAACATTCATTAAAGGATGTGATTGCACCAAGTGAGTTTAAATCTTATGATGAACTCAAACAAAAACTCGATAGAGTTTTAGGAATGACAGCATCCACTGCAACTGCAGCTTCGGTTGCATCAGATATGGATGATGTTGCATTTCCAAGTCCAGAACCATCAATTGTAGAACCTACAACTGCAAGTGCAGATGTAGAAGAAGATGACACAATGTCATACTTCCAAAAACTTGCAAATGATGTGTAAAGGATTGCAATCCTAAGTTATTTGAATTATAAATATACTATGCACTAATAGGATTGCTAGGGGACTGGGTTTCTAATTGACCCAGAGAGTTATACCAAGTAGGATGGTCGAGGTTTGGGTATACAATCGAGGTAAGGTATCGTGCGGCAGAGGATATCGGTTAAACTGCGGGGATGAACAACATCAACTGAGGGGCAGGTTTAACACCCAATTTTTCCAAGAGATAAGATAATGAGTAACTGGCATGGTGGCAAAGGTTCTAAGAGAAGAAATTCTAATGAAGAACTATATGGTGATAACTGGGAAAAAATCTTCGGTAAGAAGAAACCAGAGATAAAGTCACGCAAACATCAACCAGACCATAGTGTAACTCAAGTCCATAAGGACAGAACCAAAGTCATTCCAAGACACCAAAAATACAAATCAGAATAGGAGAATAACACATGAGTTATTCCAAGTATAATACCCCATCGGTAGGTAAAACTACATTTATGGATTATGACATGTACAGGACAGAAGATTGTAGGATACAATTAGATAAAGAGATAACTCTTGATAACTTAACACAAGGTAATTGGAAAGAAGGTGACCACCTTCTAGTTGAGGTTAAGGATGATATGGTAACTTTTACTAAGGTTGATGTAGTTTAATTAAGTTGCCCTGCATATGACAATGCAGAATGTTGACCCATGTTAGACCCAGATGCAACAAATCTCTTCTGGGACATATTATTTACTTGACTTTGATTTGTTGGTGCATTTATCTGAGTCAGTTGTGGTTGATTACCAAACATAGCATTTACTGCTGGTGAAATGGGTTGAGAAATATTAGGTGTTACAGAACCAATGTTTATTGTAACATCTTCCATATCTTCTAATGCCTCAGCAATTGCTTCAAGGTGTTTAACTTTTGTGTCTGTTATCTTAGCTAGTCCATCACCTATTGCAGCTAATCCATCACCTAATTTCTGTAAATTATCACCCAGTGCTGATGTAAGAGTTATTTTAGATAACTTTTTAAGTTCACCAGAGAAATCTTCTCCAATAAGACCTCTCATCCATCCACCAAATCCTTTTTCACCTTCTGGAAGTTCTGGGAATTCAAATCCTGCTAATGAATCTTTAAGTTTTGTAAGGTTATCAATAGAAACTGCCATGTCTTGGTCATACATGTTAACTGCAGCTGCAAGGTCTTCTAATGGGTGTTGTCCAATAATTTGAGACATTGAGAACCCTTTTGTTGATGACAATATTTCTCTAATGTCACCAGTTATAGTACCAAGCTGTTGTATGTTCTGTTTAATTCTTGGTATGTTGAGAGTCTCGAAAGGTATAATACTTTCTGCAAAGTTACCTAATCCTTTACCAACTACAACTAAGACACCAATTAATCCCATAACTGCTAATGCACCAACACCCATGATTAATGCACCAACACCACTGGTCATAATCATACCTAGTACACCCATTAGAGTTGCAAGACCTAACATACTACCAAGAACTTTAAGCATGTTAACCTTACCAAACTCTTGCATTCCTTCGAATGCACCCATCTTTTGACCTAATGCAAATGCACCAAAGACACCAGTAAGACCAATACCAAATGCAGCTCCACCTACAACTAATGCTTTACCCATTGCAAATGCAGACTTACCAAATGCAGTCATACCAGATGCAACAGTCATAAGTGCAGCTCCAGCAGGAGCTCCAAGTGCAGCTGCAGTTACTAAGAATAGAGATGCTTTTTGGAATACAAATCCACCTTCTCCAGAATCACCTTCCATCTGGGATTCTGGTTCTTGTCCTGGCTGACCAGTAGTTGTACTGGCTCCAGTTTTCTTTTTGTCTCTAGACCCTTGTTCAAGTTTTTTGTTTGTTTTTTTCTGTTCGTTAAGGTTGGTTCGGTCTACCTTTTTCCTTCTTTTGGATTCGGTGATAAAGTTTTTAATACCCATCGTCATCCTAAGAAGTATCGATGCAAAACTTCTCTTAAGTAAATTAAAGATAGTTCCTAAGAAAGGAATTTGTTGTAGTATACCAGCTAGAGGGCCAAAGAGATTCATTACCTTGTCTAAATCACCTTTTAAATCATCTTTCAATGCACCACCAATTTGACCAGCAGTTAAAGAACCATTTTCTTTAATAGTGTCACCTATTTTCTTGAACAATCCACCAGCTGTTTTACCAACAGTTCGTTCAAAATTGTTTAAATTTCTACCAAACTTTTGTTGTTCTTCTAATTGTCTTTCTTGTAAGATAAGTGCTTCTGTTTCTTGTTTGAAAACTGCATCATTTTCTTGATTGGTTTCTTTTGCTAATTCTTTAAGGTCAGACAATCTTTCTCTAACCATTTCTAGTTTTTCAGTAGTTTTTGCAATTTGCATGGCAGATACTTTATCGAAACCAAGACTTGATTCCAATAGTGCAGCTCTTTTTGCACGAACAGTTTGCTCATCAGTAAGTTTATCACCTACATCTTTTAATCTCTCTTCAAAACTTTTAAATGCATCAACTTGTCCTTTGGTAGTCTGTGCTGTAGACTTCCTTAGAGAAGTGATGAGTTTGTTTATCTGATTCTGAGCTTCCTTTTCGCTTAAACCTTTATCTTCATCTGCCATAATACTATTTATCTATTTTTCGTTGTTAGTCGAATGTTCTTTTGCAGCGGAGTTAACATATAGTCCAAACCATGCAGCTCCAGCACCTACCAGAATACTGATAAGACCAGATTGTTCCATTGAAGGTTCTGGTAATTCCATGAACCAGATGGCTGCATAATACACTAAGAATATGTAAACACTTAAGAATGCACGAGGCCAGATTCTCCATGCATCAACTGTTCTTGCAAGGTGAACCCACTTCTGCCATGGATTTACTGTGTCGTTTGCTTTTAAATCTCTTATCTCATCTTTAAGGGCACCATTCTCTTGAATCATCTCCATAAACTTCGATAAGTCCATTTCGACTTCGTTTCGACTCATGTCTCCACCAAATCTATCTCTGTTATCACTCATAATACTCTCCTATTAAATATGTGATTATTTATTCTGTTGTTGTTTCATCTTCAACTCCTCTTCTTCAAGGTGTTGAACGAGAAGGGAAACATATATTTCCCTTTCCCATTGATGCATATCATCTAACTCAGTTAACGACCATCCATGATGTTGGATTAGTCCAAAGTTTGTGTTTATGTAATTTGCAAGTGTCTCATGAGAAAGGGCTATGCGAAAAAATTCTGGATTCCTTCTAATAGCATCTTATTCGGATGACCACACTTACTACATCCATAATCTACAGTCTTTGTTAACTTAGGAAGGTCTTGAAACCATTCCATCATATGATTAAACTGTTCTATAGACAATTCATCAATAAAATCTTGTAACTCTTTGTCAGTAAAATCTGCTCTCTGATGTACATCGTTCTCATCAAATATAGACTCGATTGAACGAGTTAATATGGTGAAGATTTCTGCTGTACCTATCTCTGCTTTTTTACCCATAATATCTGTAACATCTCGGAAACTAGGTACTCGTAAGTTAACACCTACAGTATCAGTTATCATAACTTTAGGGTCTCCAATTTTACCAGTAACTTCAATTTCATTGATGTCAACTTCTACTTCTGTTGTTCCATCGCACTCTGGTTGATTCTCACAACCAAGAATCACTTTAGTTTTTTCTCCAACAGACTTTATACGAGTTTGTAAAAACAAATACTCCAAGTCTGTGTTTGCTAGGTCTTTTATAGTGTAGTTTTCTTCTAAAGTACTACACGAGTCCACTAGATTAATAACAGTATGTGATACTGTTTTAGTATCTCCATCTTCTAGTGCTTGAAGTAATACTTTCTGTTCACCTACAGTGAATGGTCTGTATTTTGCTTCAATTCCAGAAACAGGGAGTTTACAAAAATACTCAATGGTATTTAATTTAGGTAATGCCATAATATACTCCTATATCTTAAAAGATTGCGTCTTCAATCTTACCTCTAATCTTATTTCCAAACTTATTTATATGTTTATCTAAGAATCCCATCATAAGGTTGTCTGGTTTAGTATTCATAAATTCAGTATGATAATATCTATATCTGAATTGTGTATTGAATTTTAATACATCTGCTGATTCTTGTGATAATGCAGAAACACCTATTTGAACTGGAAATGCATCAGTCATTATACAACGATAGTTTACTCTACCAGCTTTATTTAATGCTTCTACATATATTACACCAGTGTAATCATCATGAAATCTTGAATGAAATGCTCCAGATGTTCCATTTGATTGATAACTATTCATAGTGCCTTGCCACATTTCAACTAATTGTCTTTCTTCAAAATCATTTGTTACTAAGAACTCACAATCAAATTGGTCATATTGTGGTTTATGTGGTATTGCTCTTTTAGGCCCATACTCTGAATCTTCTGTTGTAAAGAATCCTCGGCCTGGAATTCCAGCACTAGTACATTTAATTCCTTTTATTGCAAGACCAGTATTCTTTGCACCAGTACCAAACATTGCAACATTAAATCTGTTTGCAAATTGAACACCAGTTTGCATTTGTGCTTTAAATCTGTCTATCTTCATGCCATTTTCTTCCTACTTTCTTTCCAAACTGCATCCATACTTGATTTCTTGAATGACTCTATTGGTAAAAATATTGCTATTTCCCAGTCTGCACTATCTACTTTTGCAAATTGACTTCTCACATTTGCAGATAGGTAATGTTTATAACATGCTTTATAGTATGGTTTACCACTAATTCCTTTCAGTAATTGATAGGTTAATTTAAACCTTGTAGTATCATCATACTTATCATTAGTTGTTCTATCGTACAAACTATCTAAAAATTGTGCTCTTAATGAGTGTGGTAGATAGTGTAGATTCAATCCATAAAATCCACCTTTAGCAGGTTCTACTGGTATACACAAGGGAAACCTATCAT